AAAAAATCATCCCCCAAAATATTAATCATCATGGAGATTCTTTTATTTCTCCAATCAATATAATCACCTAAAAAATAATCATCTTCTGAAACACTTGACATATTAATATACCTTATTGTTTTCTTCTGTCTTCAAATCAAGGATGGAGTTGCCAATAGAAGGAACATAACTTCCAAATGGACTATGAACTAATGTTTTGGATATGTGAATTTCTTGCCAAATAAAATTATTAATTTCTATAAAAGATTTAGTTATCACATGAGGGCAAAGACTACCACCATGGATATATGTATCTTCTAATTTATATAACAATTTTGTAAAATTGATTATATTGTCAGCACTTCCAACCTGGAACATATCTCCTGTTCCTTGTCCTAAGTGGTTTTGGTGGTTAATCGTATAGAACCTATTGTTATTAAATTTTGGTAAATTTGAATTAAATGTCATATCTGGTCTCATACGAATCACAAGATCATATTTTTGACCTGTACTCGCAACATATGTTTCAAGTAGTTGACCACCTGAAAGCAATTTGTAGAGCATAGAAACAACATTTTTTGGATTATGAAGATAATTAGAAAATTGTTTCGATCTTTGTTCCAATATATGTTCTATATTTTTATAATTTTCAGTAAATATAATCTTTGGATTGTAATATGAAGAAACTTTTTCCACATCGAGTGGTGGACTTTGATCATTGTAACCTTGTTGAGAATGGGGTCTCCACCAACCTTCGTCAGACCACGTACTAATAAAAATATCTGGATTGTATTGATCAATAATGTGATGTTTAAAATTGGGAAAAACTTGTTCCCAACACCTCATGTGTCCTGTAAGAATAACAGCAACCTTAGACATCACACTACCCTATCACGAAATTTAGTTCTATCCAAACCCATTAATATAAATGCATTTTTGGCATTTTCAATTGGAAGTTCAGACCACATTGGATTATATGAATTGAATACATCTAAAAACATATCTTTATCATTTTCCATAGAACGATTTTGTTTTTCTAAAAATCCCATGTCACAAAAAAAAGGTTGATCTTTGTATTTGAGTATCTCAATGTTGACAAGATCTTTCACGATAAGATAATAGACATACATTATATAATCAAAAGTATGATATGATAATTTGTGTTTGTTGTTATTATAATCGATGTAATCCAAAAATTGATTAAAATGTTCCCTACAATACAAAGGTATGTTATTAAAGAAAAATAACACACTATCATTTTGCAATGTTTGTTTTATTTTTAATGTATCTTGTTGATTAAAAAAAGTATATGAATGAGTAACACATTCTGCTCTTCTTGAATTTATATCAAGACCATTAGCATGAACGGTTTTGTTATTTAAATACTCAGTAAACAACTTGTCATAGTCGACATACCTATAAAATTCAACTTCTGAATCTATTACACCAACCTTATCAAAATCTGTTGTTTCAAATATTTTTTGAAGACCAAAAAACTTCTTTGCTGTGATGATTCCTCTAGAAAAAACCGTATGATCATATATAAAATATCTAAAAGGAATATCTTTAACCAATTCTGAAAAAATATACCTTTCTTCTTCTGATGAAAATACAAAGAAGATATGATCATCATTGAAAATTTTATTATATGTTTTTAAAGCATGAACTGCATAGTTGTATTTTGGAATGTGTGTGGGAATTAAAAAACAACTATTATTCATTTATGGTGCTCTAGGAAATAAGAAAGATCTTCTGGTGTACCAATACCCCACATTCTGCTAATTTCCTTGATACGTATTTTCTTTCCATCTTGAATAGCTTCATTGAATACAGGTGCAACATAAAATTCATTGTTTACACGTATGTTCTTTTCAATCATTTGTTCTGCATATTTGACATAGTCGGAACCTTTGTTCCAATAATATACACCAACAGTCGCATTGTCAGAAATAACTTTCTTTTCTGCAACTTCAGAAACAAATCCGGTATTATCGAGCTTTGCATATGACCATTTTGGATGTGTAGACTTAAATGTTAACATACCTGCATCGATATTGTCTGCTCCAAATGCATACATTGCTTCATTTGAATTCCATTCAACAAATTGATCACTGTTTGCAATAACAAGATGATCATCGTTGTTGATATACTCCTTTGCAAGAAGAGTTGTACATGCAGCACCTTCAGTGATTCCATCTACCTGTACAATCTTACAATCAGGAGCAATTAAGTTTAACAAATACTTCAAATTATACTTTTCATAATGTTCTTTTTGAACAATGAAAACATAATTTGCTTGCATGTTGAGATTTTCAACAACAACCTGGATCATTGGCTTGCCATGAACTTCAATCAATGGCTTGGGGAAGGTATATCCTGCTTGTGCAAAACGTGATCCAGCTCCAGCCATAGGAATCAATACATTAAGTTTTGCATCACGCCATGGAATATTAACTTCTTTGAAATCTTGTTCTAATTGATCAATCTTTGACATAATTTTCTCCACAGTTAGATCATAAGAATCTTCAACAGGAAGAAGATGTGCACCAGAATCGATTGCACCTTTTCGACCAATGTGTGAATCTTCAACAATTAAAGTATTACGAGGAAGAGCATTCAATGCAATCATACAACGCCAATACATCTCAGGAAATGGCTTTGTATGTTTGACGTCTTCATTACTCATGATATAGTCAACATCACCAAGAATGCCAATTGAGTCAAGAGAAATTCTAATTGTTTCTCTAATTGCATTACTTGCTACTGCTACTTTCCATCCACGAGCCTTGACCTGACGAACAATTGTCTTTGCTACATCGTTTGGTTTTAGGTTACGTAACAAATCAAACGTCGCAGTTTGTTTGTCTCTCCAAACCTGATCAAAATACTTTCTGTCAAGACCTTTTGTCTGAGAAAGCATTTCAAGTTTTTTCGTTGTATTCAGTCCATCGTATGTGCTGAGATGTTCTTCCATTGAAATTGTATACTGCTCCCCCACCTTTGCAAGAGCATGATTCAATGCATAGTAATGAATTTCTCGAGATTCAATTAATGTTCCATCAAGGTCGAGAATTAACAGATTATTTGACATCGCGATGGACCTTATTATGCTTCACAATACTTTTACCATTACATTTCCAAACCGCGACATCTCTCATTCTCAAAGACCATTCAACATCTTCTGCATTATCCCATTCCATTTGATTATTGAAGGGAATATCAAGACCAAATTGTTTCTTGACAAGAAGGAATCCACCAGATTGGTACATATATTTAGTGTCGCTCCAATCATCATAATCCATTGAATGATATCTACCATGGACTGGATGATCCCATGTGACCCAATCAGTGAAATGTCTTTTATCGTTAATTAACAATTGTGCATTGCTACACACATCCCAATCTTCTCCAAACTCAACAAAGTTCTTATACCAATCAGGATCGAACACATAATAGTCATGAAGAAGAACAACGTTGTCATACTTTGCTTTTTCAATAATTGCATTCTTACGAATATTGATTAAATTGTTTTGTTCGAAGCAGAGAAAACTTGCATCTTCTGAATCTTCAATATCAATATGTCCTGCAACAATAACCTCATGTTCAGGGATGTTTAGTTTTTTGATAGATTGAATTACTTCATCGAGTCTACGAAAATCTTGATATAGTGTTGTAATGCCAAAAGTAAATTTCATGTTAAATTAATCCTAAAATATCATCAACGGTGTTTTTAATTAGATGGTTTTGATTTACATAGTCGTATGCTTTATCGATCTGTTGTTGTTTATTAGAAAAGTCAAACTGTTTGAGATAATCAGCAAGTTGCTGATCCTTGCTATAGGTGAATCCATAATCCTTCATTAACCTTGCACCTGCATTGTCTCGAGCAGCCCATGGTGTTTTGTTTAACATTGATTCGAGAAGAACCAAACCAAAACCTTCTTTGAATGAATGCATGATGTACAGATCAGCATCAACAACAGCAGAAAGCATATCATTTCTATCATCAATCATCAACGGTTTAACAAACTCTGATTCTCGAGGCATTAGATTATTTCTGTTATCATAGCCAGTCAATACCAATGTCGTATCTGTTCTTCCGACAGAATTAAATACCTCAACCAATTCCTTCATTGCTTTGTTTGGCCAGTAGCCACCAGAAGAAACAAACATATGAGGTGTTTTGATATTATACTTAGCCTTGAATCCTGAAACACCAACAGAGATTTTTGGATCAATTCCGTGTATCACTTTTCTTGCTTTGCTTTCTACTTTTTGAGTTTTAGCCCACTCCCAATCCTCCAACGTAGAACATCCAATAAATTTAACATGATGTTTTGCATCAATGTATGTATAACTGTTGGAAGGTAAAATTAGCATGAACAGGATAGGTGAAGGTATTCTTGAAGCATTGTTGAGTACAAAGTCCTGAACTCCAACATCACCACCATGAACAATAATCAAATCAAACTTTGTTCCTAGAATATTTCCATCTGATGTGACATTGACACCATTGAGGTTTCCCTTATGTTCGCCAGTAAGAACCCATACCTCATGACCTCTACGAACAGATTCTTCTGCCATATCTCTGACATAGTTTTCTGATCCACCAGGAAAAGGAGCATATCTATGAACAACATATAATAAACGCTTCACTTGTAGATCTCCTCAATTGCATCCTTCCAAGGAGTTCTATCATACTGATGAACAATACAAACTGGCTGACCATCTACAAGAACATGATTTCCATCAAATGAAGGTGGTTGTTCAAGCAAGTTAGGTGTGAAGTAATACATCTTGTTTTGATCAGCAAGAGTGCCAAGATTTGCAGACCAAAGATCTTTTAACTTTGCTTTGAATACAACATCGTCGAGAAGTGAACTATGAACAAGAGTATTGAATACAGCCTGATCGCAAATCTTAATAGGACGTCCTGGTGTATTCATCATAATGTTCAAACAAACATCCATGATTGCTTGTTGTGTTCCACCAAGAACACCAACGTTGAAGATTTATTTGTCTCTGAACTTATGGTGCATGTAAGGACCATATGTCTCAAAAAGATTATTATCACCCCATGGCTCATGCATATAGATTAGACATTCTGTTCCTGCAACAAACTTATATGAGCCAAGATTATTTTCTAACCACTTTGCAGGATCAGATTG